CAAGCATCTAAAACTGCAATCTCAATGACTTTACAAAACAACCGAGTGCAACCTACAGTCTGACTTTGAACGTCCATAGTGAACCTTTGGTTAGGGTACTCACCGCAGCTTTCCCCGTATTGATCAGAATGGCAAATCGTTGTCAAGATCGGACATTGCGTCAGTTTTTTTCTTTACCGGTTGATCTTGATTTTTATGCTGCATAGAGCAAGACATAAATTTGCCTTTTGCACCTTCACGAATCCACGCGCTAACCCACACAGGTTCGCCGTTCATGTCCATTCCATCACCCCTGTAATCAGGGTGCGTTTCGGTTTGCTTTTTGTCGTTCTTGAACAAAGTGAACGAGCCGGGTTTTGGTATGTAAGCCATTTCATTTTCCTTTGATGTTGTCAATCATTTCATTTACTTCGGATAGGAACTGCTTTACTGCCTCTTCAATCGCGTCAATACGTTCTTGATCGCGGTCAAACCGGTGCACAAACAATTGAAGGTCTTCGGGAAGGCGAGGATCGTAGGATACAAAATCACACCATTGCCGACCCGTACAGGCCATTTGCCAAAGCATCTGATACTCGTAGCGTTTCGGTTGTTTCTTGTCTACAAGAATCTGCAAATGCGTGGAAGTCTTAGGGCATTTGATTTCCACAAGGCCATCAGTTGACACCAAGCCGTCAGGAGAAGCTGCACCGCGTTCAATCGTTGGATGCAAAACAAGACCCACTTCTTCAACATCCCAAGCACAAAACATTTCGTATTCAGCGCGAGCTAACGGTTCTTTATCCGTCCCCCATTTCATTGCGTCCGAAACAAAACCTGATTCCTGTGGAACTCCGGTCAAAATTTCAGCAACGATCTGCGCTCGATAATCTGCATACCCTGCGGTGGATTTTGAAGCCATTACGTCTTTGATCCGACTAGCAGTCACCATCCCTGCGCGAGCTGCTAACCACTCAGGACTGCCTTGCGGCATCGTCAAGACTTTCATGCTGCCTCCATTGCAATTTTGCGAGCATTCTTAGCAGCAACAATTGTTTGCATCGCGTCGGTATCCTCAACATCTTTTGCAGCGCGATAGGCTTGCGCGTAGAACAGTTTCAACTCACTTTCGGTTGTAGCTGTGTTGATTGCTTCTAGGAGCTGTGGCAGCTTGTCTAAGCGTTTTGCGGGTGTGTCTTGACCGTTAGTCGCGTCAAGCACGTCATGCTCCACAATTTCCATCGCTGTAACCCACAAGTAGCGGCGTTGATACGTTTCGACAGCCCCGATATTTTGAACTTCGTGACACCCTTTGAGTGCGGCTGATCCCATTGGCGATGTGATCTCAATCTGCGAGCCGTCTTCGGTGTCAACAATGGTCAACGTTGCAATGTCGTCGGTGTAGCTGACCACGCCGCACAGTCCGAGGTTGTGAAAGATTTCTTGGACTGTGGGCAAGAAGTCTCCCAATTCAAAATATTTGTAACCTGCAAATTTGTTGTGACCACTTTTGTTCAACTTCGTCGCTTGCAGGAACAACCGTGCTTGCATCAATTTTGTGTAGATAGTCATGCTAGTACCCCCGTAACGATAAGTAAAAAAATGATTGTGAAGCCGATAGCTACCGCGCGGTCGCCGGTCATATTCCAAGCCTCCTGTTGGCACGCTCATATTCAATATCTCCCACATCAATCCAACGCTCCCACTCGCGGGACTTCATTTCGTGGTCGGCATCAAGTTCTTCCTGAGTAGCGGGGAGGCGAAAGTGAATGCCTTCCGGTTTGCACGTTCCCCAATCAAGCCTCTCGGTATTGCAAAAGATGTCGAGAAATTTTCCCGTTACAGCCGACACAACAACTTTGCGATGGCAGGTACTTGCTTCGGGGTTGTCGGGGTTGAGGCGAAATGATGAGCAGTCTTTGCAGAGATTCATGGTTGTTCCTTATTTGACTTGTATTTTGTATGAGGGGTACACACCGGTCATGCAATGCGTTGTACCGTGCGCTTCGTCCCAAGCAGCAAGGATGTCGTTTTTGACGATGCTTTTCGGTACGTCAAAGTTCAATTTCTTGTAAACGTGACGTTTGTTGTCGTGCCACACATCAATCGTTCCGCGAGCGCGGGGTGCATAGTATTGATTCGTACCTGCTGCATAAGTACCGACAAAGTTGAACGTGTATGAATACATTTGTTACTCCTTGTTGTTGTCAATTAGCGGGGGCTTGCGCCCCCCTTGTGTTAGTTAGCTTGCACTTTGGCAATACGTTCTTTTGCAGTCTTGTATGCCCACAATGTAGCGGCATCTTGACTAACAAATGATTTGCTACGTTGTTGCACACCAAACTCTTGCCACTCACCATTCACTCGGCGAGTGTTTTGCACATAAGCGCGGAAGTCTGTGCCGTTGTCACAGAACACAACGACATATCCAATTTCACGACCTTTGAAATCTTTCTTACCTGTGGTTAGAAAGTTTGCTATCGGGTTGCTGTAGGTGGTTTGCATTTGTGTCTCCTTTGTTGTTGTCAATTACTGCAAAACGGACTTTACTCAGTTATTGGCTTTGTTACGAAAGTTGCAAAGGAAAATTGTAAAGAAATGTTAACCACTTTTATTGTCAAGTTAACTTACCAAATTGCTCTATAATTTGCTTTGCAAGGAATCTTTTCAACTAAGGAGCTACTATGAAGGTTACACAGGCAGAACAGCATTTCGGCAACCGCAGGAAGCTCGCGGAAACGCTTGGAATCACGTCTCAGGCGATCTCGCAATGGGCGAAGAGGGGTCAGATACCGGAAGGGGTCGCTTACAAGCTAGAGAGCCTCACAAAGGGCGTTTTGAAGGTCAATCCGGTGGACTACATCCCCGTCGAAACGCTTGTCAAAGAGATCGTCCCGCAACAATGAGGCCCGTCTACCAAACGCAAGCCGATAGCGACAAAGAAAATGCTATTGCCGACCGGTTTGCGTCTGCGTGGGGTTGTGAGTTCGCTCCTATGCCTAAGTTTTATCCCGTAGATAAGTTGATCATCAGGGACAAACCGCGAGCGTGGGCTGAGATCAAGCGTCGTCACCGTAACCTGCGCCAGTATCCCGACGTGTGGTTGAGTTTGCACAAGACCGTTTACGGGCAACAAATGTCACAGGTGACGGGGTTGCCGTTTCTGTTTCTAGTGCAGTTTGATGATTGTTATGCCTACACAGAAATAGTTGGCAAGTATGAAGTGGGATATGCAGGGAGGAAAGATCGAGGGGATTGGCAGGACATGGAAGCGTGTATTGAAATTCCTGTTGACAGATGGAAAGTTTTGAAATAATGTGTCGATGTCCGAGAGAAAGATCGGCCGCGTGTGGAAGCGCGAATAGCAGAACGAAGAACCCCTTTGCATGGGTTTCGGTTGTTCGGAGTTTGTTCTGCTGCTCCCTTCCACCGCGACCTGAAACCCATGCCAAGGGGTTTTTTCTTTTGGGCTACACCGCATTGGGCAATGAAAGCAACAGCGATGCGAGTGGAAAGTGCTACTGGTGGCTATGGTCTGCAACAGCACGCAGAGAGGTGGCGAAGATAGTGCCTCTGACCGAAAGACTGTCGAATGTGCAGGCTCCGAAGAGCAGCATTAAAGGCGCATGAGGCTAGGCTAAATGCGCCCACCAAAGAGCAGATAGATACTACTAGCAGTAATGATGAAAGGTAAATATGTTTGACGACTTCTATTGCAAGTACCCCAAAAAAGTAGCGCGTAAGGACGCACAAAAAGCCTATGCACGCCTTACTGCCGAGCAGCAACAGAAAGCACTACAGGCGATTGATGATCATGTGCGGATGTGGGCGGCTGAAGGAAGGGACAAGCAATACATTCCACACCCTGCAAGTTGGTTGAATGGCGAAAGGTTCGATGATGAAATTTCGATGCCTGAACCGAAAGTGGTGAACTGGTGGACAAACGATCAAATGACAATGGAACACGGTCGCAAGATTGGAGTTCCCGCAAGACCGGGCGAGGACATGACTCAGTATCGCCTGCGGTTACGGGCAGCGTGACATGGCGCGAAAGAGTTGACATAGCAATGCGCGTTAAAGGCATGACGCGTGAACAAAGGGCAGCAGCTATGCCTGAGTCAGCAGAAATTGTGAGGGCTTTTTCTGCTGAGTTTTCTGTAGTTGAAGTGAGTGCAATAGAAAACAACTTATCTTACCAATGGATAAAAAAATGACTAAAGACGAAGCATTGAAATTGGGTTTGCAGCTAGTAGAAACGGCTGAATACCTTGCAACTGATTCAGCAGTTTGCGGCAATTATGTAAAGGAAGAAAGGGCATTGATTCAGCAAAGCAAAATTGCGTTTGAAAAAGCTTTGGCACAGCCGGAGCAAAAGCCGGTGGCGTGGATGCGAGAGGATGAAGATTGCACCGATTGTATTGTGTGGGAGCAAACTGAAGAACACACAATTCCCCTCTACACCACCCCACCGAAACGCGAATGGGTTGGGCTAACAGATGAAGAGAAGCACGATTGTTACCTAAGAATCGACATTTGGAGTCGATGTGTCGAAATGGTTGAAGCCAAACTGCGGGAAAAAAATGGTGGATAACCGCACCCTAGACCAAAACGCGGCGCAATGGCCTATCTTGGATGCGTGGGCGAAACAGAAAATATGGGTGGTAAACGGCTCAAAAACGCGCATGAGCGCAGAAGAATGGAAGGACGTACTGACAGCAGCCTTTGAGGGGGAAACCGCGCCACGGCTCGCTATGGGGCTTTACGGGGGCGTTGTAATGCTAGGCAGGCGCACTAGCAAATACAACAAGGCTCGTTTCGCGGAATGGCTCGATTGGCTGATGGCAGCAAGTCATCACGCAGGGGTGAGTCTTGACAAAACTTGAACAAGAATGGCACGCAAAGGTCAGGGATTTGGGTTGCATTGTGTGTCGGTTGTTTCACGAAACGCGATCCGACGGGGATATCCACCACGTTTTGAGCGGCAGTCGTCGCAAGGGTGAAATGTTTGTGATATGTCTGTGTCCCACCCATCATCGCAGCGGTCGCAACAGTCCTGAGTATGTGAGCCGACACCCTTGGCGCAAAGCTTTCGAGCAAAGATACGGGACAGAGCAAGAATTGTTACAACAGACGGAGGAACTATGTGCCAATTTTCAAAGCCAATTGAGCAAAAAGCTTTAGCCATCCTGCATGAGATATGCACAGCCTTCCTCACGTTTGGGCAGGCTAAGAGCAATTACACAGAAACAGAACTTGCAGAGGGCGTTTGCATGGAA